GGTCATCGTTGCCGAATGGTTTGCAGCCTATCTCGATGTTCGCGCCGTTCGTCAGTTTCAGCGCGTCACCCGTCCAGCCGTTGCTCTGCCAGTCAAAGCCTTCAAACGCCGTTTGAACGTCGTTATAACGCCATTCCGCAGGACTGCTCTCCGCATTGCTCCTGCCCGCTGCCGTCAGCTTCAGCACCAGTCCCGATGTCGCCTCGCCAAGGTCGATGCCGCTCTCCGTCACGTTCACATTGAACTTGTATTCGGTCGTGCCGCACTTCAGCACCATCGCAACCGCGCCTTTCTCCAGGAAACGGTTCGTGTAGGTCTGCACCGTTCTCGGCACGCTCACCGTTTGTGTCCTTATGCCGTCCCTCCACACGCTCATGCTTGCAGGGGTCGCTGTCGGGTCATACGCCACGAAGTCGAACAACACCTGCTCATACTGGCCTGTGTCGATAGTCGGGGTGAGATGGTCTGCCGTAAAGACGCGCCCGTCCTTGAAGGTTATCTTGGTTCCTATATATGGAGCGCTGCTGCCGGTCTTCAATATATCGAAATAGATGCTCTCGCTCTTCAGTGTCAGTTCCTCGCTTGCCTTCATCTCGGCCACCATCTGCACGGTATGCCTGCCGACAGCAAGCCCGGACATGGAGAGCGTAAAACTACCGTTGGTCGTACCGCTCCTCGTGACAGAAACGGAATCTTTCTGTATGCCGTCCACATAGAGGGTGACGGTCTTTGTACCGCTTCCGCTTACGGCATAGGGTATGCCCACATTCTCGCTCACGCCATAACCACCCTTTGCAATGCACTCGGCAATATTGAAACCGCTCGTCAGTGCAAGCGTCACCGCCTTCACGCTTACATAGCTCTGCTTGGTCTGCGTCTTGCCTGTGGTCGGATCGGTGGTGGTGGCCTTCACATAGATGTCAGTCGTGCCCAAAAGGAGGTATTTCGTCAGGTCCAGCGTATAGGTGCCCTTGCTCACGTCCTGCTGCGTATCGGAATACATCAGCGTCGCGCCGCGTTTCATCTGTATCTCCACCGTGGCTTTCTGCCCCGTCGATGTCCCCTTCTCGTCACCGCTGCTGTACTGGTGGTCGTAGAACCATGTGAGTGTGGCCTTGTCGCCTTCCTTGATGACGGACTTGTCTGTTTCTGCCGTCAACACGATTTTGGTGGTGGAGGTTTCTCCGCCACCGCCGCCTTTTCCTGCCGGTATGTCCAGACCTACGACCTCCGCACCACTCTTGTTGGTCAGCGTCACACGCACGGTGCTCTCGTCATCGCTCAGTTCGGCACTGCCGCCGAATATGGTGTTGGCTTCGACCTCTGCAAGTTTGGCGGCCACGGCCGCGTTCTGCACCGGATTGGTGGAGTTCGTGTTCAGGCTCTCGTCCACCTCTGTCTCGTTGATGGTGAGGTTCACGTTGCCCGCGCTGTCAAGCGTCTGTTTCTTTCCGTTTACAGAAATGCTCTTCACGTTGCCCGCACCGCCGAAGTCCTCCCAGCTCGCCACCTGTTCCCAACTGTCAAGGCTCGTGCCGATGAACTGTTTGGTCTCCCACTTGCCCTGTGCCGTCTCGTAGGTGATGCAGCGTCCCTTGGCACGTTTCTTCTCCTCCACGGCAACAATGGCGGTCGCCAATGTGTAGTAACCACTCTCAAGCGGGATTTCCTCTGTCACGTTGCAGGTGTTTCCGCCACTGCCGCCTGTGGCATATTCCTGCCATTTCTCCGCATCATGGAGGTCATCGAGGGGATCACCGGTGAACTGCCAGGACTCCCAGCCGTCCGCACTTCTGAATATCATCACGCAGCCGGTGGTGAACACTTTCTCCCCACCGGTGCTCTCGTTGCCGGCAATGGTCTCCAACGCTTCAGACCAGTCACTGAATATGCGGTCGGCATCACCGATAAGGCTGTTCACCAGCACCACCGGGTGGGTGTTGGCCGCTGCGATGGCATCATTCAGCTTTGCCGTGGCCGCATCGGCAAGCATGGCCGAATTGTTGGCCGTGAGTGCCGCGCCGGAAGCCACATCTGCCGCGTCTTTGGCCTGCTGTGCCGCAGTTCCGGCCGCTCTCGATGATGCGTCCGCTGTGGCGGCGGCTGCGTTTGCTCTCTTGGCCGCGTCTTCCGCAGGTTTCGCAAGCAGGGACACAGGCACACGGACAACCTTCTCACCCTGCATGGCCGGGAGTGAGTTCACGCTGTCAAGTGAGGTGGCGGTTTCCAGTTCGTCCACGCTCTGACTGTCTGTCTTTATCTGGTTCAGGACTTCCTGAACGACGGTCTTCTTCTCCTCGTATGTCATATCATTCGTTGTTAGGGTTATTATCCAACTGCTCGTTCAGTCCGTCTATGAAGCCGGGCACACACAGTTGCTCGGCAACAGTGCGTATCAGTTGCACCTCCTCATCGGTATATTCAACCGCACCCTTATTCTCGTATATCTTCAGAGCGAGGGCATGTGCCTTGATGCCGTTCACGTTGTTGTAAATCATGTCCGCAAATGTTTCGCGCACATCCATTGGCCGTGCCACCTTGCGACTGACCGATGTATAAACATTGAAATGCTGGAAGTCTATTCTTTTCATCGTATCTCTGTTTTTAACTTGAATGATTCAATATCTGGTAGCGGAAGCCGTCCACCTTGCTAATGAGCACGGTCACGCTGTCGCCTTCCGCCATTTTGTAGTTTGTGAGGTTCTCATTGTGGTCGTAGATTCCGTCCAGCGTTATGGGTAATGACCCAGCACGCACCCGGAATGTCACAACCGTGGCAAAGTCCTCAGGAAGTTCGGTTAATCCGAATTTTTCAGCCACTGATGACTCGCTTGGAAGCATTACCTCCACGCCTGACGACTTATCTTTCTTGAAGTACATCAAAATCACGTTGGCCTGCGAGAAATCAACCGAATAAGAATTCGCATTCGGGTCAAATGTCAGTATCTTGGCCTTGGTGTTCACAAAGGACGGTGCCATCAGCGCAGCATTTGACCAAATACCGTAGTTCTTAGTTCCGCCTGATACATGGATAAACAGACCGTAATTCGCCTGGTCCAAGCCATAGTTCCCATGTGTGTTTGGGTGTTCATTTACGATACGCCCGGTGGCAGTGAACACACCGCCTGCCGTTCCCGGTATTACATCGTTGCCGAACATCACATAGCCATCATTACCACCCACACGGAAGAAATTGCTATATATGGCGAGGGGACCGCCCTCACCGCTCTGCGTGGCTTCCGATCCGATACGTCCGTTACCAATGGTGAAGCCGCCTATGGTGCCTTTATATGATTCTATTTCACCCGTAAACTTTCCATTCTTCGCCTCAATGCTGCCGTCCTCCAATATCTTAAAGTTCTCATTGGCGGTTACAAGTCCCTCCAGCTGTATATTTGATGCCTTTATCTTAACACCGTCCTGACCAGCACCGACAAAGGATTTCAGGTTGCCATCCACATCGATTGCATACAGCCCCGACACTTTGGAGGTAACGATTAAGCCCGTCTCTTCCAGTGCCCGCTCATCCTTGTCATACACAGCTGCCGATATCTTCACCAGCCTCTCGCTCTGCTCAAACAGAGTTTTGTACTTGTACGTCAGTGCCTCAATCTTGTCAGTGCTCAGCACAAGCATATACAGATAGATGTCGCCGTCAAACGCCAGCTTGAAGTCGCCCGTGCCGTTCCACAGGCCGTTTCCGGTATATTGCACATAGCCTTCGGTCTCCGCAATCTCCTCGCTTATCTCCATGCTGTTGAAGTTGGCGAAGCCTGTCTTGTCCACATTCTCGAAGCGGACCTTCAGCGTGCCGACCTTGGCACAGCGGTAGAAGAATGTCAGATACACAGGCAGGGCCTCTTTCTGCCCCTCGTCATTGGTCGGGAACGTGGGCACATAGCGCAGGTTTCCGTGTTTCTGCAGTATGTACTTGTTGCGTATGCGCACCACCGTGCGCCCCATGTCCGTGACCACGCTTGCGCCGTCGCCTTTTTTGGAGAGCACGTTGCCGTTGGCCCATATCCACTTGTTGCCGACGAGGAAGAACACGGTCTCGTTCTCGGAGTTCCATTTCTCCAAACCCGATGTGAACGTGGGGTTGTTCAGGTAGCCTTTCTCGCTCAGGAAGTCGTTGCGCACACTGTCGATGGCGCTCTGTACCTTGCCCTCCGTTATCTCCAGCTTGGTCTTGATGTCCTCGCCGGTGGAGAGCAGGAACGTGCCGCGCAGATACACGTTGTCGGCATACAGGCCATTTCCCTTCGGTTGGTTATCCAAAGGGAAACGGTCGTCCTTGATGTCGTCAAGGTTGCCGAGCCTTGCACGCAGGGCGTGGTCAAAATTCTTGGCGCTTACTCCGTCCAGCACATCCACTCTCGGGTGTCCGTCCTCCGAGGCGGATATGAGGACGAGGTTCTGGCGGTTCGCCGTCTCGGTGTTGCCCATAAGCACGCACTCATCGCCCTCTTCGGGCTGTGAGGTCTCAAACTCGGATTTCTCCACAAGTATGCCACCATTCGCGATGCCGGCCACTTCCACCCAGTAGGCTTTCTGCGACGTGCCGGTGAACACCTGGCAGCGCATCAGGTCGTGCGCCACGAAGGTGTTCTCCTGCTCGAAGGTGATGTGCCAGTAGTCGCCCTGCTCCCGCACTGTTTTTATCTTGCCGTTGGCCGCGCTGACGCAAATCTGTCCGCCCACGCTGCGCACCTTGTTTATCAGCAGTTCAAAGACATTCATCACGCGCCTCACGGTTATCTTGTCAACTATCAGGTGCGACAGCAGGTCCTCGTCAAGGCCGATTTGCCAGCCGTTGTCTGTCATGCCACTGCCGCCATAGTTGGCGCTGCGCAACAGTTCGCGCACCACAAGGGTGAGCAATTCGGCATTGCCCTTGCCATCGATGCGCCCATTCTCTTCCTGTCCGATACCGATGCCTTCCTCGAAAGTGATTTTCTTCTTCGCACGGTCGTTGCGTTTCTTGCTGATGAACTCCTGCTGGCTCCGTCTTGCGGAGAAAATGTTGTTGTCGGTCGGCTGCGTGTCGTCCCACGAGCGTATGATGTCGGGCAGGGCCACGCCCTCTGTCCTGGACTTAGTATAGTTCTTCAGCTCTCCGATGCTGTCGTTCACCTTGTCAAGCGCGCCTGTCTGCAGGGCGTCGCTGATTTCAAGGTCCATCTGGCTTGGCAGGTTCGCCTTGCGCGTTATCTTGGTGATACGGCTCTGCCGGTAGCCGTTCTCCGGGAAATACTTGTCGCTCACAAGCCGGACACGCCTGCCGACATGGAGCACGGCATTGTTCTCCTCCACCCACACATGGTCGGTCGGAGCCTTATAGACGCTGATGTCCTTCCAGTGCTCGGCATTGTACTTCTCCACCGCATTCAGGAACTCCTCCTCCGCTATCGGGTAGTACTCGTCGGGCATGCGCACGTTCCACAGGATATAGTGGTCGCCCACTTTGGGCACGAGCTTTCCTCCGGGCAGCTGGGTGTCGTCGTCATACGGCCAGATGGTGATTATCTCGAACTCGCGTGTCTTGCTGTCGAAGTTCACCTCGAAATAGTGGTCGTCATCGGTACCGAGCCCGGCAAGCTCACCGTCCTGGAACGAGACGCGCTTGGTCTCGCCTGCCAGTTCATAGTCGTTGGGATCGAAGTTCAGCGTGTCGTCCCTGAAGTAGTAGATAGTGAACGCGTTGCCGTCATCGTCCTTGACATTCTCGCTGCGCACACTGCTCACCTCACCGGTGCGTCTTGGATAGATGCCGCTGAACGCGTCTTTCTCGTAGTGGTCATAGATGCCGTACTCGTCGGTGTGCAGTTCCACATACTGGCGGCCGCCGGGCAGCATCAGACGGCTGTGGCCGTATTTCTCCGCATCGATGTTGCGGGTGCTGCCTATCGGGAACAGGCGCGTGTAGAACTTGTTGGTGTTGTCAGTGTCACGCTCCAGGCTCGTCAGTCCGTTGCCGTACCCCAATATTATTTCCTCGCCGTGCTCGCATCTGCAGATGTTCACGGTCTGCCCTTCCACCCACCACTCGGCACTGCCGCCCACTTTCTCGGCTATCTCCTTCAGCGCCTCGTCGCAGTACTTGCCCTCGTAGTCGATGACAATGAGGTCGGTGCCGTCCACCTGCCCCACCTTCCAGTCGGTGGTGTGCCCCATGCCGTTGTTGATGCACTTCACCACCATCGCCACATGCTCTCTCGGAGTGGCGGTGAGGGTGAACACGGGCTCGGCATTGTTGTCTGTGGTCTCCAGCACGAGGAAACGCTTTATCAGGCTCTCGATGCCGTAAAATTTCACGTCATACGACCACTCGCCATCGCTCTTCTGGGCAGGGGCGTATTTCTCGGTGAGCCAGTAGCGCTCGCCCTCAAAGTCCACATAGTCGTTCACATCGAGGGGTATGTGCTCGTAATGGGTGAAGGAGAGCGTCAGCACGTTGTCGCCCTGAACCTCCTTCTGCTGGGTGCTGCCGTCACCGGGCGAGATGTCCGTCCGGGCGGTGCCGTATTTGTCGTATATCGTCAGAACCATATAGGAATGCTGTTTGAATGTCATTAGATGATGGGGACAGGCTCGCGGAACTTCACCTTGAACTTGCCGGCGTTCACACCCTCTTTCCACAGGTAGGTGAGCGGTGTGAACTTGGGGCTCTCGCTGTATTTCACATGCAGGGTAAGGTCAAGCTGCGTGAATACGATGTCCAGCCAGCCGCCCTTGCCCTGCTTCAGGAAATTGATGAACGAGAAGTATTTCCGCAGCCAACCCGCCTGTGTCTTGTCATACAGGGCGAAGTTGAGCGTGATGTCCCTCGGCTCGTTTCTCGGTGTAAGTGTGGCGGAGTATTTCTCGCCCTGCTCCTCGCGTATGCTCACGGCGGTATCCTTCTTCGTCTTGCTCGGGGTGAGTATGGCGGTGAGGTTATCCATTCCGCCTCGTTTGTCCTCTACGAGGAACACGCCGTATTCTTTCCAAATGTCGGTGCCGTTCACCAGCACCAGCCCTCCAAGTATCTTGTCCATGTCATTTTACTTTTAGTCCGTCCCTTACTATTTTTCTGATGTCCTCCTTTATCTCGCCAAGATGCCCCGCGCTCGTGCCGGTGTTCTCGGCAATCCGGGCAAGGTGGCTCTCGGCAAGGTTCATGCGGTCGGCCACGGTCTCCAGACGCTCGTCCATGCTTGACCAGTGCTGCAGTCCGCTGGTGAACATGCCCTCCAGTTTCGTGCCCTGGTCCTGCGTCATGGCGGTAAAGCCTCCGGACTTCGCGCTCTGGCTGGTACCGCCCGTGTCCTCGTAGCCGGTGACCTTCGCCCACTCGTCCCTGCGTTTCAGTCCTTTCGCCACTATCTCGTCATAGCGGCGGTTGAAGTCCTCGATGTCCTTTTCCGTCAGCTCGCCGTTCTTGTCGGAGATAAGCTGTGCCCAGTCATCGTACAACTGCTTCAGCTCACCGTTGATGAGGTCTTCCATGGAATAGCTCAGCAGGGCTTTCTGCATGTCCGTGGCGAAGTCCTCGGCAAAGTCCTTGGAGGTTTTCTTCATGTCCATCAGGTTGGAGATGAAGCTGTCCTTCATGCTGTCGAAACTTATCTGGGTGATGGTCTCGCGCCAGCTGTCGGTCAGTTCCTCTATCTTTCCTGCCTGGTCCGCGTAGTCCTGCAGCTTGTCCAGCACATCATTTCCATAACCGCCCTTGCCGGTGTTCTTGATGTACTCGGCTATATCCACATTGGAGAGGAGTTTCTTCATCTCCTCCGGTGTAAGGCTCCAGATGCTGCCGTCGAAGTTCTCCTTCACGTTCTGCCTTATCCATGCCGTCTGGTCATCGGAAAAGCCGTTCCAGTAATAGTTCCAGCTGTGATGGTGCTTCCAGTAGCTTGCCTGCGCCTGTGCGATGCCCAGATAGTTGGCGTTGGTCTCCTCCTGATTGCGCTTGGCCTGCTCGTAGGCATCGGTGGCTTTCTGACCGTAGCTTTTCTCCATCACGTCAGTCAGGTCCTCGATGGCGTTCTGCAGGAGTTCCGTGCGCTCGGTCAGGTTCTCTATGGTCTTTTTCACCTCCGCCTCATTGCCGTTCAGTCCGAAAAGGTCATCAATGCCGAACCACCCGGCAATGCCGCTGAGCAGTCCCTGCACGATGTTGCCCACGTCCTTGATGACATCGATGATGATTTCGGGAAGTTCCTCCACCACCTTGTTTATCGTGTCGGCCACCTTGTAAAGCAGGTCGTTGATAAAGCCTTTCGGGTCATCGCCCAGCGCGTCAAGTATCTGGAGTATGGCACCGACGATGCCGCCTATCTTGCCACCCAGTTCCCCCAACGACTTGCCGATACCGTCAGAGCCTTTGGAGAGCGAGGTGATGAGCTTGGTGATGCCGTTGGCAAAGCCATACAGCGAGCCGTCAGACATCTCGTTCAGGTAGCCGGTGAAGTTTTTGATGCCCTGTGCCGCCGCGTTGGTGTTGTCGGTGAGGGTTTTCCGTGCCTTGTCGCTGGCCTCCTGCGCCTCGTTCTGCGATGCTGCCGTCGCATCGACCTTGCCCTGCGCTATGTCCACCGCTTTCTGCGCGATTTCCTTTGAGGCATCGTCGGTGGCGTCTGCAAGGTCTTGTTGCGCCTGTTCCAAATCGGCCACGGCCTGCGTGTGGGCGTCGGTTTTCTCACGGAGCGTGCGCACGCTGTCCTGATAGGCTTTCACGTTCTTGGCAATCGTGTCCCATATCTTGAAGTTGAAGGCGCTGGTGCTGTTGCCACCGGTCTCGTCCTTCAGTTTCGCCTGCAGGTCGGTATATACCTTCTTGTTTTCCGCCGAGAGTTTCTTGAACTCGGAGGTCTGCATGTACTCCTCTATCTTGGCGAGTGTCTCTTTCGCAACGTCTTTGAGCACGTTGCCGACACCCTCGAAAGTGGTGCTCCAGTCTATGTTCAAGGCGAGGTTCTGGGCATTGGTCTGACTGACGGCAGCATCACGCTCCTTTTCGAGCTTGCGGACTTGCCACCGCTTTTCCTCCGCCGTGCCGTCGCCCTCGTTCACCTCGCGTATTTTCTCGGCGTATTCCTTGGCGATGGCGTATTTCTGCTCCTGGAGCGTACCATACTCGCGCAGGTAGTCCACCATGGCCTGGAGCTCGTTCTTCAGGGATTCCTTGTCGATTTCCTCCAGCCCCTTGCGCTGTTCCTCCTGTGCCAGACGCAGCCGTTCCGCAAGGGCATTGCCCTGCTCCTCCGTGAGATTCCCGCCCTGCGCATCGCGCCACTTGGCCTCCTGCGCCTTTATCTCGGATTCCTCTTTCTGGTAGTTGAACTTTATCTGCCGGATTCGCTTGGCACTGCCCTCAGCCATCTGGTCGATGCTTTCCTGCTCGTTCTCCTGACGGAGCCGCGCAAGTTCCTCGGCCCGCTTTTGCTCGGCCGCCTTCTCGCGCTCCAGTTCTTTCTGCCGGTCCTTGTCTCCGTTGCCACCAGTCGGCTTGTGTTCGGGCTTGGAATGGCCGCCGATATTGCTGTTCTTGCCTATCTCGCCCATTTCCTTTGTCAGGTCCTCCGCCTGTTTGAGCAGGTCGTCACGGAGTTTCTCGGCATCGGCGATGGCCTGCTCCTTGTTCTTCTCATTCTCTTCCTTGATGATGGCCGACGCGTCTATCTGGCCGTTGGACTCTCCTTGCGCAAAATAGAGGAGAGACTTCTTGAACCACCCCATGGAGCCATCGACATCATCTGCATCGGTCGCCTTCAGCTTGTTCACTTTGTCGTCGGCTTCCACGGCCTTGTTGACCAGTGCCTGTGCCTTGGCCTGCAGGAAGAGCATCTGGATATAGTCGGCCGCTTTCTGCGTGAGGACATCGTACCACTCGGCAACAGTGTCATAGTAGCCGAAAGCCTCGCCGTACTTGCGGTTCAGTTCTTCGGTCTTCTTCTTTTCCTCTTCCTTGCTGCCGGTGAACTCTTTCAGTTCGCGAATGGTATTGTTTATCTCGAAACGGGTCTTTATCATCTGCGCCCTGCCCTCGCTCTCCACCTCGATGAGTTCCTGCGCTTTCTGTCGTGCCTCTTCCTGTGCGTCGCTGTATTTGTTGAACAGGACTATCAGACCGGTAATGACTGCGGACAAGCCCAGCGTGAGGGTCGCCATGAGTGCCGATGCCGCTGCGGTGGAGATACCGAGCGATGCCGCCAGCCTTGCATTGGCCGCCGTCAGCAGGTTCTTCATCTTCACCACCGTCACCAGTCGGAATGTGGAGTCTTTGTTCAGGGTGTTGAATACCTGCTGCAGCCCCATCGTGACGGCCATGACAGACTGCACCCTCGCCTGTATCTTGGCAAGGTTCTCGTTCTCGGAGGCGAACAGCGACACGGCACCGGTAGCAGCGGTAAACATGCCGGACAGACCGCTGATACCGGACATGAATCCCTGCAGATTTGCATCGTCATTGGAGAGTATCTTGGTCTGGGTATGGAGGTCGGCGATGGTGTCGGACAGCAAGGCTGCTTTCTCCGCCATCTCGCGGTACTCTTCCGTGTCCTGCTTGCCCTCCAGTCGCATCTTGGCCATCGCGTCCTGCAACTCGCGCAACTGCATGGCCAGACGCTTGTTGCTCTCCCGGTTTTCCTCCTGCTCGCGTGTGAGGCTGGCGAGTATCAGTTTCTCTTCCTCCAGCGCTTTCTTGGCCGCGTTGAGTTCGGCGAGGGCTGCTGACTGGGCGTTTCCGGGGGCTGCGTTCTTGTAGGCTTTCTCTAATTCCTTGATACAGGACGTGGTGTACTTCACCAAGTCCTTGCTCTCGGCGATACGCTCGGCAAGGGTCTTCTGCGCCACTGCCGCCGTGGTGCTGGACTCGGAGAGCTTGCCATGCTCCTTCTCCAAGTCGGACACGGCCTTTTCCGCCTGGCGGTGCTGTTTCTCCAGATAGACGAGGGTATTCCGTTCCTCGTCCAGCACCTTACGGCAAGCCATGACATCGGCGGCGAGTTCCTTCTGGGCGGTACCGGGTTTCATGCCTGCAAGCTGCCGCTCCATACGGCTGAGGTCCGAGGCCACGCCGTCAATGACCTTGTGCTGCTCGGCTATCTTGGCGTTCACCAGCTCGGCCGCTTTCTTGGCATTGTCGATGAGGGTGTCGATATGCGCGTTGGCATTGTCGATACCGTCACTCAGTTTGTCCTTCATCAGGAACTCTATCTCTACGGGCTTGCTCATGCTTTCAATTCAGTTTACTTTGAAAAAATCCTGCTATGTCCTCGGCTTCCTCCTCGGCGGTCTTGCCGCTGTCGGGTCTGCCGGCTTTCTTCTTGATGTAACGTGGGGCGTCGCACAGCATCATGATGAGGGTCTGGTAATTCACGCCGTGGAGTATGTAATCCACGCTCCAGCCTGTCGCGCTGGCTATCTGCCACACGAATCCGAAAGGGCTATGGGAACCTTCATACTCGGTCCTTAACTCCCCTTCTTTCCTTGGCTCAGTCTCAGCTTCATCGGATTCGTCCGTTCCGCGGATCTGATAATACTCATAAAAGGGCCTGTGCCCATCAGTCGCTCGAACTGCTCGGTGGCGGCCACCTGGTACCGGTACGCCACGAAGTTGCGCACGAGCCACGCGGTCAGCCCCACAAACAGATGGCGGGATATATACCCCCTGCACACGGTGTAGGCGATGATGCGCGACAGGCGCTTGCCGTGTCTGGCCATGAAACGCATCTGCTCCAGCTTGGGCAGTGTCCGCACCTCCTCTGCCGTTGTGTCCATCTCCAGATACTGCCGCCCGATTTCTATCTGCCCTGCCAATGTGGGGCGTTTCATGGTGATGCGCACCTTCAGGGGTTTCTTGCGGAACGGCAGCCGTATGTCCTTAAACGGCACGGAGACACCCCTGTCAAGGAGTGCCTCCGCCGCTTCTTTTTCGATTGCTCGGTTCATGCGCTACTCCCCTGGTTTGGTATCGGCCACATCATAGGGAGCACTGCCGTCATCAGGCGCGTTCACCGTCAACTGGCACTCTATCTTGGAGACTTCGGTCAGGGTGAGCTTGCCTCCGAGGTTGGCCATAAGGGTGGCACTCGGTATCGTCACTGTCTGCCCGCTCTTCAGCTGAATCTCACACTTGTCTCGGAGTTCCACAAGGTCGGTCGGGGCTTTCCAACCGGTATAGGCTCCTTGCGTGCCGACAAGCGTACCGCCAAGGGCGAGCTGGAGGTTCTCGTAGTCCAGCTGTATGAGGTTGAACGTGGGGGCTATCGTACCGTTCTTCGTGACGAGGGTCAGCACGGGGGCACCGGGCACCTGTTCGGCTTCTACATCGACCTTCTCGGGCTTGGCTCCGCCCCAGTCCCAACTGCCTTTCTCTATATAGCCGACGGTCTTGTCTCCAAACTTTACGACACCTATGCCGTACATGAATTTCTTACTTTCTGCCATATTCTTTTTGTTATGATTGTTAATACTGTGCCGGTCGCCACTCCGACAATAAAGGCGATGAGAAGCATCTTCCACGGATTTGAACTGCGTTCTTTTTCCGTTCTGGCTTCATTCTTCTGTTGCTCCAATGCTTTCTTGTAGCTCGCCATCTGGCGTTCATAGTACTCGCACTGGCGTTGCAGACTGTCGCAAGTGGCATACACAACGATGGTGCCACCTTTGTTCTGCACGGTTGCGCTGGCTCGTCCGTTCTTGGCTCGGTACTCTGCCTTTTCGGGTAGGTTAGTCAGTTCCGCCAGAGGTATCTCCAGTTTGGCTTCCTCCTGCGGTACTGTCTCCGTCCATGTCTGACGAACCTCGCTCTGGAGGGTGTCCGCGAATACTTGTTTCACGCTTTCCTCCGTGGCCACGCTCGCTTTTCGGCTTGTCGCGCAGCCCGACAAGAACAGGGCAGTCATCATGATGCTTGCAACTGTTCGCAGTGTCGATAGCCTTCCTAAGACGCGCCATCTCGCGCTTCGAGGCTTCGAGGTATCTTCTTGTCTCATTGAGTTCTTCCTTCAATGGTTTCACGATGTTCTCTACCAAGATACGGGTGGCATGCTCGGCGTTGTCCATACGCACCGTCTCGGCATCGGCTTCTGCCTTCATCGATTCCGCTTTCGCTTTCCTTATGGTAGCCCGCAGCGTGCATATTGCAACAATGGTAGCCACCAGACCTCCGCCAAGGAGGACGTTCAGGACTTCGCTGATATTCATGCCATCCATATTTTTACTGTTGGTATATTCCTATTGACTTGAGCCACTTGGCGACATCGAAGGCTGGGCAGGCTTTATTTACGCCCGGAAGGTCGCAATGGCCTACAATCTTGATCTGCGGAAAACGCTGATGGAAGTTCCGCACATAGTCGGTCATCGCCTTCAGCTGCGCAGGGGTGCGCGTGTCCTTGGAGTGCTTCATATCCTTGGTGCAGCCACCGGCATACACCACATGACGGCTCACACTGTTGTAACCCTTGGCACCATTGGTCACTTCCCACGGATCGACCTCCGCATCTTCGTTGTTATCGACAAGACGTTCCACCTTGCCGTCCAAGTGTATCAGGTCGGTATAGCCTACCTGCTTCCAGCCACGCCCACCCTTGCTTACCGGGTCGGTGTGCCAGTGGCGTATCTCCTTAGAGGTTACCTCACGGCCTTCAGGGGTGGCTGTGCAGTGTAGGACTAAATACTTCATTCTCGCCATTACGCTTCAGCTTTATATCCACTGGTCATTACAACACCTGCGTCTGCCTTCTTGAACATGCAGATGAAGTAGTGGCGGAAGTTCACCTTGTTGCGCTGGTACTCGGGGTCATTCTCGGCTGCGCTCCAGTACATCTTGGTGGAGCCGGTAGCCTTGAACACACGCTGTGTGTAGAATGCGAATGAGCAGTGGAAGTCACCGGCTGTCTCTCCCTTGTCGCCGACTGCCTTTTTCTCGCCTTTGGCTGAGAAGTACGGGGTGTTGGCATACTCGTAGATGTCGAATCCGTAGAGCTTGCCCACCTTGCCGGTGTTGCGGTCGATGTTGTACTGCTCCTTGAAACGCTGGTCGGTCTCCAAGAGGTCATTCACGTGGTCGGTACACAATACGAGGCGGCGGTTCGTGGTCGGAACACCCAACTTGTCGAGGGCTGCCTTCATCGCGAGCACGTCCTTGGCGGTCATCTTGATACGGCCGGTGGTCGCGTCACGCTCGCCGGTAGTTGTCAGTACCGGGGTCTTGGCGGTGTTCTTCTGTGCGCAGAGGGCGTGTGCAGCCTTGGCGAACTTGGCATCGTTGATGGCGTTTGAATGGCTCTCCTTCACTCGGGCAATCTTGTCGTAGCTGATAGCGTACAACTCATCGTCGGTGATTGGTGTTACCTTTGTCTGGAACTTGTCAAGCTGAATGGCGATGTCCTTGTCATCAAGTGCCTGCAAGGGGATTGGGTAGGTGGTGTTGTTGACAAGTACGTCAGGGTCCACACCTACCTCTACCAGATGGATAACATCGTTATCGACAATGCTTGAACTGTCGGGGATGCCGTCAAGCCAAGTGCCGGCGAGGAACTCGCGGAGTGCCCTCACCAGCTCGCCGGTCCAAATCTCTTTCAGCACGCCCTCGCGTGCCACTGCCACAGGCATTGCACCGCTCACTGCAAGCGCGATGGCATTGGCACCGACGGCACCTGCCACGGGCGACACGCCCAATGCCATACCGAATACGGCTCCTGTCATCGCATTGAACAGTACAGCCGTAATCATGGTCAAAAATACTTTTGCTTTCATTGCTTTTTCTTGTTTTATTGGTTTGTACTAAAGTTCACACTCCATGCCGTACTCTTCCTTGTAGAGTCGCTTGTATTCTCCGGGCTGCTCCTTGCGGAGGGTCAAGAGTTCGCTTGACGGCACATCGCTCAGTTTCTTGTAGGCGGCCGGTTGCTGTGTTGCCGCTCCGCCCTGATGTCCGATAACGGCACTGAGCTTCATCTGCGGAGCCATGGCTGCGACAATGCGCTCCAGTTTCTCCTTGCCGACTTCCTTGCCGAGGTTGATGAACTCGTCCTTCTTGTCGGGGGCGATGCGCTTCTCCCCTACCGCTTTCTCCACGATGGCGGTGATGCTGGCAAGCGTGAGGGTCGCCTTCTCCTGCTGGAGTTTCTCGTTCTCTTCCTTGGCAGCCTTCAACTCACCGAGCTTGGCGTTGATGTCCGCCTCAGTTGCCGTTTCCGGCAAGCCCAACTGTAGGGCAATCTGTTTCTGTTCCATTTGTTTTTGATTATTGTTGTTCAACATTGGCAAGGGACATTCGCTGTCCTTGCCGAGGGTTATCTTCTTGCCGTCTTTCTGCAGCACGATGGCATCGTCATTGGCTCCTATGTCCACCAGGCTGACCTCAAACAGTTTGCTCTTGGTGACGGTGGGGCTGGTCTGCCCCTGCACCAATAGTTCGGGGTCCTCGCTTGTCTCCAGAATGTCAAGCCCTGCGCTCACCATCTTCAGACTGCCGAACTCGTACTGCTTCTTGCAGCGCACGGAGAGTTCGGAGGCTTCATCAAACATCAGCTCGCCGGTCACCTCACCGTCCTCCACCTTCAGGTCTTTCACATAGCCTATTACGTTACCGCGCTCGTGCATGTACAGCAGCACCGGGTTGCGCTGGTACTGCTCCACGTTCATACCTGCCGTCAGCACTCTTGTGCCGTAGCTGTTCAGGCTATCGTTGGTTATTCTTACTCGTTTTCCTTTACTCATGTCGTTGCTGTTTTTGGGCTGCACCGCCCGGTTTGCGACTGCAATATTACGAGGTAAATGTCTGTCCGCCAAAAAAGTGTGCAATGGTTGCACACTTGTATGAAAGCATTGCACACTTTTTTGGAGAGCCACCGAAATCGTGGCACTTTTGCAAATGAATCGGGGCGTGGTGTGCCCTGACGTAACGAACAAAAAACCTTATCAACATGACAAAGGCAGATATTGAAAAGAAGAAGTCGCTGGCACGCACGCTCTATCTCTCGGGCATGGAGCAGCAGGAGATCGCGGAGAAGGTGGACGTGTCGCGCGTCACCATATCCAAGTGGTGTACAGCCGACGGATGGAAGGAGGCGCGTGCCGCCAAGAACATCACCCGTCCCGAACTGGTGAACAAACTGCTGCTCACCATCGACACGCTCATTACACAGGTGAATGACTCCAACGACCCGGCACTCATCGCAGGGCTGGGCGACAAGTTGGCAAAGCTCTCGTCGGTCATAGAGAAACTCGACAAGAAGGCTAACGTGGTGGACGCCATCGAGGTGTTCATGGCTTTCTCCAGATGGTTGGAGTTCCGCTCACAGACCGACCCGGAAGTTACTCCCGAACTGATGCGTGTCATCAACAAGTACCAGGACTTGTACATCACCGAGCAGATGGGCATAAAGTAACGGAGGGCAGCCTATGGCAACAGCAGCGGAAAAGAAAAAGGCATACGAGGAATGGAAAGAGCGGTGCCGGCAGGTGCAGTCCATCACGGACACATCGCTTCTCAAAAGCGAAACGCCCATGGAGAGGGATATGCGCATCAAGCGTCTGCTCAATAATTATGCAGCGTTCTGCGAGTATTACTTTCCACATTTCCTCCAGTTGCGCGACAAGACGACCGGCGAGGTCATACGCACCATTCACAATGCGCCGTTCCACAACGAGGCGGCACGCAAGGTGCGAAACACGCCCGACCTGAAGGCGGTGTTCATGTGGCCGCGCGGTCATGCCAAATCGACGCACCTTGATGTTTTCACGCCGCTCTGGTTGATGTTCCAACCGAAGCGGCTCATCAACTTTATGGTGGTCGTGGGCAAGTCGGAGGATAATGCCGACCGACTGCTCGGCGACATTCAGGCGGAGTTGGAATACAACCAACGGCTCATCGCTGACTTCGGGCAACAGAAGAATGACGGTGGCTGGCAGGAGGGTGAGTTCAAGACCAAGAGCGGTGTGAAGTTCCTTGCCTGCGGTCGCGGTCAGTCGCCCCGTGGCCTGCGCGACCGTGAATCACGTCCTGACTACATCGTCATCGATGACCTTGACGACGATCAGCTTTGCAAGAACGACAAACTCGTACACGACCTCACCGACTGGGTGAAGGAGGCGCTCTTCGGTGCGCTCGATGTGGGTCGTGGACGCTTCATCATGGTGGGCAACCTTATCAGCAAGAACTCTGTGCTCTACAACATCTCGCGCACAAAGGGCGTGTTTCTCTCCAAGATACAGGCGGTGGACCGAAACGGCGAACCAGTGTGGAAGGAGAAGTGGACGAAAGCGGAGGCACAGGCTTACCGCGACTTCGTGGGCTACCGCGCATGGGAGAAGGAGATGATGCACAACCCTATCGTGGACGGCACCATCTTCCGTGCGGAGTGGATTCGCTACAAGCGTCTGCCCAAGCTCGAAAAGTACGACATGCTGGTGTGCTACACCGACCCGTCGTTCAAATCGACCACTTCCAACGACTACAAGGCGTGCCGCCTGTGGGGAAAGATTGGCTCGGAACTGCATCTCATCGATGCTTTCGTGCGCCAGGCTACGGTCAGCGAGATGGTGCGGTGGCTTTACGACCTCTATGAGCGCACACGCGACACGGTGGCCGTGCAGTTCTTCATGGAGGCGAACTTCATGCAGGACGTGATTCTGGACGAGTTCGCCGTAGAGGGAAACCTGCGCGGATACCAGTTGCCCATCATGCCCGACAAGCGCAAGAAGCCGGACAAAATTCAGCGCATCGAGGCGGTCAGTCCGCTTTGGGAGCGTGGATTCGTTTTCTACAACGAGCGCAAGAAAGACGACCCCGACATGCAGGTGGGCATTGAGCAGACGCTGGCACTGGAGCGTGGCAGCCGTGTACACGACGATGCGCCCGATGCCGACGAGGGTGCGATATGGATTCTGCAGCGCAACACAAGACAGGAAAGTTTCAAACCGGTGTTCGGCAAGAGGCCGACCGCCAAAAACATTTGGTAACTATGATTCAAGTTATAAAGGACATTATCTGGGGATGGCAGTGCAAGCGTGCCATCAAGAAAGCCAACAAGCTCTCGGAGCTGCTTGGCATGAAATATTACGTGATTTACATGAACGGCTCGCTGAAGGTCGTGCCGAAACGCACCATCCGTGAACTGGTGGCAAAGCACCGCTTCCGCAAGGGTGTGAAGGTGGCTGACATCGAGCGTCGTGCCATTTATGTTACGCATTAAGAAAGGGGGCGCATCATGTTTATCACGGAAGAAGACTACAGGGTGGTCATCGGCGAGAATGCGCTGAAGGTGGTGTCGCAGGCCTCTGGGGAGATACGCGACAATGCGGAACTGGAGGCATGTGAGGAGATTGCCGGCTACCTCCGTCCGAAATACGACACGGAGGCGGTATTCTCGGCTGAGGGTGAGGAGCGCAACCGCCTGGTGGTGATGTATGCCGCCGACATTGCGCTCTACCACATGATCGCAGCGATGCCTCAGAAAATGGGCAGCGAGATACGCAAGGAACGCTACGAGCGTGCGGTCAAGTGGCTGGAAGGTGTGCAAGCCGGGAAAATTATCCCCGACCTGCCGCTCGCCACCGACGAGGACGGCACACCGACAGGCGACCTGCTCATATTCGGTTCACAGAAACAATTACGACACAACTGGTAACGCTATGGATATAAAGAATTTTTTCAGCGGTATGTTCGGTGGCGGTCAGAACGTGCTGCACACACCATACGGCGACCTGCATCTTGCCAAGTCGTCAGACCGCAAGCGCGTGAAGAAGATGGTCATCGAACTGGAGCGCACCACCGATGCGCTCACGCGCAGGGACATCGCCGACTGGCGACAGGCTTGGCAGATGGCCATCAATGTGGACAGCCCGAACCGCCAACGCCTTTACGACATTTACCGCGATGTGGAGATTGACCTTCACCTCTCGGGTTGTGTGCGCCAGCGTGTGGGATTCGTCATGGCGAAGTCGTTCAAGCTGGTAGATGCCAAGGGCAACGAGGACGAGGAGGCGCACCATTATTTTGACCAGTCGTGGTTCAAGCAGCTGCTTGAATATGCACTTGCCGCCAACAACTGGGGACACTCGCTCATCGAGCTTGGCGACCTCACCACCGACGGCGACGGCTGCGTGTGCTATACGGACGTGAAACTCATTTCACGAAAGCATGTCATTCCGGAATACGGGCGTGTCATTCAGCAGCTCGGGCAGGACTGGACTTCGGGCATAGACTACCGCTCGGCTCCGTTTACAGACTGGCTCATCGAAGCTGGACGGCCTGACGACCTCGGACTGTATCTGAAGGCTGCCACGCAGACCATACCGAAGAAGAACATGCTGGCGTTCTGGGATTCATTCGGTGAGATTTTCGGTATGCCGATGCGCATCGCCCGCACCACCTCACGCGACCCCAAGGAGATGGGACGACTGGAGCAGATGCTGAAGGGCGCAGGGGCAAGCCAATACATGGTGGCTGGACAGGACACGGAGATTGAGTTTGTGGAGAGCGGCAAGGGCGATGCCTTCAACGTCTATGACAAGCGCATCGACCGGGCGAACTCGGAACTCTCGAAACTCATCATCGGGCAGACCATGACCATTGAGGACGGCAGCAGCCTCTCGCAGTCGGAAACGCACCTGGAGGTGTTCGAGAACCTGGTGGAGAGCGACTGCACCATGCTGCGCGACATCGTGAACAACCAGCTGATCCCGCGCATGGTGAAGCACGGCTTCCCTGTCAAGGGACTGCGCTTTGAATGGGACGATGCGGTGGACTATACCCCGGAGCAGCAGGTGGCATACGAGACGATGATTGCCGACCGATACGAGGTGGACCCGACATACTTTGCGGAGAAGTACAGCATGCCTGTGGGGGAACGGCGCAACGCCACACCCATGCTACCCGGTGGTGGGGACGATGATGATGAGGGTAACAACAAGCCAGACGACAAGGACGGCAAGAAGAAACAGCAGCAAAACGTACACGGCAGTTTTTTCGATTAAGCCCCAGTGATTATCTGGGGCTGCACCAACGCTACGCCCTGCTGTTAGGCGATGAGCCGCAGACTTTATCGCTGTCAAAGGAGCGTGAGGAGGAGATACGCAAGCAACTCACAGAGCTGTTCGATGGCATGATGCACACGCTCTACTCGTTGGAGGGTTCGCAGTTCCGCATCGAGGTGCTGGCCGAACCAAAAATCCAGAAGTTCATCGATGCCCATGCCGGTGTGCTGGACTCCACTTTCAAAAAGGTGGAGATGTCCGATGGCATGCGCAAGCGGCTCCAGCGGTCGGACTACATTTTCTCTGGCATGAAAACGTTCCATGAATTGAACGAGGCGTTCCCGTCCCTGCTTGACGAGAACGGTGAACGAAAGACATTCGAAGCGTTTTTGAACGACGTTCGGAAGATAGACAAGACCTACAACTCCAACTACCTCCGTGCGGAGTACAACTTCGTGCAGTCATCTGCGGAGATGGCTGCCAAGTGGGAACGGTTCTCGGAGGACGGCGACCGCTACAACCTTCAGTACCGCACGGCTGGCGATGGCAAGGTGCGCCCGGAACACGCTGCGCTCAATGGGGTAACGCTTCCACCTTCAGACCCGTTCTGGGAGGAATACTATCCGCCCAACGGCTGGAACTGCCGCTGTACTGTGGTGCAGGTGCGCAGGTCAAAATATCCGACTACACCGCACGACGAGGCGATGGCACTTGGCGAGGAGGCTTTGCAACGTGACACGAAGGGCATCTTCCATTTCAACCCCGGCAAGGAGGACAAGACGGTGCCCGACTACAACCCTTACACCATTCGCCGATGCAGGGACTGCGACATCGCAAAGGGCAAAATCAAGTTGGCGAGGTTCGTTCCCGAAAATGAGTTGTGCGCTGCGTGCAAACTGCTTCGGAGCATCAAAGAGGTTCAAAAAGAACATATCGAAAATAACCGCTCATTGTACGGTAAACTTATTAAAGACGAAAAATATAAAGATGTCACCTTTGATGAAAAGAACGGCGGTCTAAAAGCCACCCATATAGGGCACAATTTAGACAAAGACAAAGGCTGGTATGAAACCACAATACAAGATGTCGGATATAAGCATGGGCACTCTGTGATTTTAGAGGAAGAACCACAAAATGTCTATAAGGGTAAAAGCTGTGAAGGACTTTGGGACAATCTTAAATTTGAGGTTGCCGGTGCAGAAAGTGGCACACCTAACAATATTAGAAATGCGCTCAAACATTGTGCATCAAAACCTGAGTCAAGAATTGCAGTTTTGTTCTTCCCTAACGGTAACTTCTCTGCGGAGAACTTCCAAACTGGTCTTGCAAAATTCAATGGTCTAAAGGGGACATCTCAGCACAAGAAGTTTGATTTGATTTACTGCATACAAGGCGATGAAATCATACAAATAAAAAAGCCAAGTTAGAAAACTTGGCTGGAACGAGAGCGGGTCTCTAAAGGTTGCCCCATCCCTCGCATTGCAAAGGTAATAACAATTTTTCAAAACACATCAAGTTATGAACAAAATTATCTCATTTCTGAAGAAAAGTAACCGCTACAAGCATCTTGTCGGCGGTTTCATCGTTGGTCTGTGCGCTCTGTCGCCATGGTCGGCTATCTATTCAGCCATCATCGCAGCCTCCTGTCTTGAACTCAAAGACAAACTACACGGCTGCCCTTGGGACTGGATAGATTGGGCTTGCACGGTGTTCGGTGGCTTCATTGCCATGCTGTTTTGGTGCATTGCGTAATATTCTTACAAGTTTTGCACAGATATTCAGTAACTTTGCAGCCGGTAGAGCTACCCAATAGGCCGTGTGGTCTATCGTGGTTACAATAACGCCAACGCGAATGGCGGTGTGTCGTACGCGAATGCGAGTAACGATGCCTCGAATGCGAATGCGAACATCGGCTCGCGTCTCACCAACTATCAATCGGCGTACAACGATGGGGACGTGTCCCCAATGTCGTGCCGAGGGTGGCAAGCCACAGCAAAAGCAATTCTTTCCAATGTTGCAAGAATTGGAATATTTTGGAAAGTATTGGAAAGCTGAAAAATCAAGTGTCGGGTAGAGTTTGGTAGGACGGAAACGTCTCGAAGAACTTAGGCCCGGGGAAAGGAAGGCCCATATCTTCCATTGTATAAACAACCAACAACTGATGCTATGCGCAGAGAAGGTCACATCATAGAGGAGATTGTCGAGTATTCCAACATGGCGGAATCATTCGACCAGGTTCTCAGTGGCACCAAACGGAAGAAAAGCCATCAGGGGCGTTACCTGCTCGCGCATCGTGAGGAGGTAATCAAGGAACTTTCTGAACGTATTGCTTCCGGAACGTTCCATGTGACCGCAAAGGACATTGAGGAGAAAGACATTATTGAGGCCGGCAAACTACGGCACATTCAATTCTTCAAGAAACTGAAGAACAGCATCGCCGTCCATGCCATCATGTCGGTGGTGGATAAGCATCTGAAGAAGCGGTTCATCAGAACGACCTCCGCAAGCATCAAGAACCGGGGAATGCACGACTTGATGAAGTACATTCGCCGTGACATACAGAAAGACCCGGAGGGCACAAGGTTCTGTTACAAGTTCGACATCTCCAAGTTCTACGAGAGTGTCAACCAGGACTTCGTCATGTACAGTGTGCATCGGGTATTCAAAGACAAGAAGCTCATAGCCATGCTTGACAACTTTGTCCGCATCATACCGCAAGGTATCAGCATAGGGCTGCGCTCGTCGCAGGGCTTGGGCAATCTGTTGTTGTCTGTGTATTTAGACCATTATCTGAAGGACAGGTACGGCGTGCGTCATTTCTACCGCTATTGTGATGACGGCGTGGTACTCGGAAAATCGAAAGCGGAACTGTGGGAGATTCGTGATGCCGTCCATGAGCAGCTGGAACAAATCAACTTGAAGATTAAGGCCAACGAGCGTGTGTTCCCCGTGGACGAGGGCATTGACTTCTTGGGGTATGTCATATATCCCGACCATGTGCTGCTACGCAAGCGCATCAAGCAGAAGTTCGCCCGAAAAATGCACGAGGTTAAATCGAAAAAGAGGAGGCGTGTCTTGATAGCAAGTTTCTACGGAATGGCAAAACACGCCGACTGTATAATGTTGTTCAATAAATTAACAGGCAAAGAAATGAAATCATTTAAGGATTTGAATGTCGCTTACAAGCCGGAAGACGGCAAGAAGCGATTTGCGGGTGCGGTGGTAAGCATCCGCGAGTTGGTGAACCTGCCCATCGTGGTGAAGGACTTCGAGGTCGGAGTCAAGACCAGTCAGGGCGAAGACCGCTGCGTGGTGTCCATCGAACACAACGGCGAGCCGAAGAAGTTCTTCACCAACAGCGAGGAGATGAAGAACATTCTCCAGCAAGTAAGTGAAATGCCGGACGGCTTCCCGTTCGAGACCACCATCAAGGCGGAAACCTTCGGCAAGGGTAGAACAAAGTACATTTTCACATGATGAACAGAGTAAACGGAGCACAGGGGGTGAAGCTGCTTGAATGCACCAACCCCGTAAAAGACAAGTGGCGCGTCCGCTGGGACGTGCATGACAACGAGGACGGCTCTGCCGACTACATGGAGGCGGAGTTCAACGGCAAGCCATCTGAGGACGCCATCAAGACCATGGTGTCGGAATGGTTCAACGACCGCACCAACGAGACCATACTTTCGGGCTTCGTGTGGAACGGCATGAGCGTGTGGCTTTCCACCGAGAACCAGTTCAACTACAAGACAGCATACGACCTTGCGGTGCAGTCTGACGGCAAGACATTGCCGGTCACGTTTAAGTTCGGGACGGACGATGTGCCATGCTATCACACATTCACCGACATCGACGAACTGACGGACTTCTACACCAAGGCCATGCAGCATATCCAAGACACGCTGGCTGACGGTTGGAAACGCAAGGATAATTTCAATTTGGAGTTATACCGAGACTAAGAACAATCCCTTCGGGGGAGGGTTAAAAAAAAGCCCCCGGCCTGTTAAATAGTCGTCTCACTTACCATTTGAACATAAAGTACCACTCATCGGCACGACCGGGGGCGTAGACCCTCGCTCGCCAATGAGTGGCTTTTTTATGTTTAAGCGCAACGCCGCGCTCTATGATAAGTGAGACGGTGCAAAAGTACTAATTTTTTCTGAGAATGAAACTGATAGAGATACTGAATTTGAACAGGGAACTGCTGATTTACTTCCAAAAGGCTGGAATCAGGCTGGACGATGTGCAATACATCGACCTTTTTAATGAATACCGCACGCTTTCCGCACAGGGCGAGAAGGTGTCCTATATCGTGGCAAGGCTCGCCTCGGAGTATGCCATAAGCGAGCGCAAGGTGTACAGCCTTATACGGCGTTTCAAAACTGACTGCAATCTGCTTGCAGTGTAACGTTTGCGTATGGTCATTGTCGAGGGGACACGCGTTGTTACCTTTGCACCGTTTTCAAATTCAAAACGGTTATGAACAAATACCATCAAATTTTACAGAAGGTACTTACTCATGGCAAGTACCAGACCAACAAGAAGGGAAGCATACGCTATCTTCTCAACGAGCAGTTGGTGCTTTCCCCTGCTGACCTGCTCGACATATTCGAGGGGCACGGCATCGCACGAAAGAAGTTAAAGAACGAGCTGCAGCTTTTCATGCAGGGTGAACGCAATGTGAAGAAGTATCGCGAGGTGGGCATCAACTGGTGGGACTACTGCGGTGCCATCCTTGTGAACTCCTACCCCACCTATTTTGAGAAACTGCCACCGCTCATTGCCAAAATCAACCGCGAGAAGCGCAACAGCAAGAACTATGTGCTATTCCTCGGTTCCACCGATGCGGAGACAAATCAGGCTCCGTGTCTGTCACTCGTTCAGTTCCAGATTGAGAACGACGAATTAGTGGTGTCGGCTTACCAGCGCAGCTCGGACGCGAACCTCGGCTTGCCGGCCGACATCTACCACCTCTACCTCATGGCCCGGCAGATTGACCTCCCTTTGAAGTCCATCACGCTGAACCTTGCGAATGTGCATATCTACGAAAACAACATCGAACACACACGACAGTTGCTCAACGGAAACGAGAACGTGAAATTTGAACTGAACGTGTAAGGCATGAGAAAACAGTATCTATCGGCACCGCTCCCTTTCGTGGGGCAGAAGCGCATGTTCGCGCGTGAGTTTATCAAGGTTCTAAAACAATATCCGGAGGACACGGTATTCGTGGATTTGTTCGGCGGTTCGGGTCTGCTGTCGCACATCACCAAGTGCCAGAAGCCAAATGCCACAGTCATATACAACGACTTCGACGGCTACCGCAACCGCCTACAGCACATCCCGCAGACCAACCACCTTTTGGCTGACCTGCGCAAAATGGTGGAGACGGAAGGCATACCCAAGCACAGCTGCATCCGTGGTGAACTGCGCGACCGCATATTCGCTCGTTTGGAGCAAGAGGAACGAGAGGTCGGGTACATTGACTTCATCACCATTTCTTCCGGACTGATGTTCTCCATGAAATACAAATTGAGCATCCCCGAAATGAAGAAGGAGGCTCTATACAACAATCTCCGCAAGTCAGACTATCCTACTTGTGAGGACTATCTTGAAGGTATCACAGTAGTATCATGCGACTACAAAGAGGTGTTCGCCCGATACAAAGACATGCCGAATGTTGTGTACCTTGTTGATCCGCCCTATCTATCCACCGACGTTGGCACATATAATATGTACTGGAAACTTTCCGACTACCTCGATGTGCTGACCATTCTTGCCGGACATCACTTTATATATTTCACTTCCAACAAGTCATCCATTATTGAGCTTTGTGAATGGATGGGCAAGAACCCGACCGTGGGCAACCCATTCAAGAACTGCCACAAGGTGGAGTTCAACGCAACAGTGAACTACAGCTCGCACTACACAGACATGATGTTGTTCACCGATGCCGCCTAACGGCGTTATAATTCGATTCTGACAACATAAAAAGAGCGTTCCAAGCAATCAGCCGGGAACGCTCTTTCTGTTTGACATGGGGCAAATCAGAGCCGTTTTATGGCGACATACTGATATACCTCTATGGTCTCCACGATGTCCTCGTGGTCATGGTTGGTGATGCTCTGCGCAAGGTCAAGCTCTCCAAAGGTCTCGCCCTCCAGGTTGGCAAGCCTCCTGTGGATTTTGTCGGGCAGGTCGAACACCTCCAGCGCATCTTCCCTGAACGGACTGCCCTCGCTGGAAGCGCCTGCCCAGTCGGTGACGATGTGGAGGGTTATCTGTGGCTCGGCACGGTACTCCACGCCGTTCACTATCGGTTTCCACTGTATCGGGCCGAACTCCACGAACACGGCAGGTCTCTCCCACCCTTCTTCCTGCTCGATGAACTCCACGTTGCGGTTCCACAGGTCGATGTGCTTTATTTCCGCTATCGCTCCGAGTTCCCCGCAAAGGAGGTTATAAAGTTCTTTTCTCATTTTCGCTTGATTTCAAATTCCACATTAAAGTATTCGGTGATATTCTCCTCCACGATGTCTCGGACGGCCTTTTCCACTTCGGGTGACACGCCCAGGAAACGCCTGCGCGGTATCTTGATGCTCTTGCCCTCTTTCATCAGCGCCATGTACTTCCAGAATTCGGCCTCAGTGCTCAACTGGACGGTGCGTTTGTCGTTGCGCCACTCGCCGTTCTTTTTGCGGCCGAATGCGCCTGAAGTCTCGTAATACTTTGCCCAGAAGAAGCGTTTCATCTTCTTCGTCACCCTTATCTCGCCTCCGTCGTTGTGTATGGCCGCATACGGCAGCGTGGTGAAGAACGTGATGCTGTTCTCGGTGGTTCGGCTGGATATGCTCTGGCGGAGGGTGCCTGTGTCTATCAGTATAGAACCGCCCGGCCGTGTGGGGCTTTTCCTGCGCTGCCACGCCTCGCTGAAGAAAGCCTGCCGCTCGAAGTTCCTGTCGAACTCGTCGCCCATCTCCACCCTAATGTCGTTTAGGATATTGCGGATTATTTTCTGTACGTCCTGGTTCATCGTCAAAGTCGAATTTTAGAAACGTCTGTGCCTCTTGTGGCACTTCGTTCTTAGGGTCACAAGAGGCATTAAGGAGGTTGTAGAAGGTACGCTCACATATACCATAAACAGGATACACGTACCTTCGCCATATCTCGCGGTTGCTGATTCCGCTTTTGGCATGTTGGTCGTATATCCTATTTATGTCTGTGACACGTTTCTGATAGCTTGATCCTCGCCTCTTGCTCATAAAATGTTTTAGTGTCTGTCTCTTGGTTTATAGGGACGGATGTCATAGCTCATCTTTGCGCTGACGGTTACTCTGCCCGTTCCCTCACATTGGTCACATGTGCTTTCTTTGCCAGTCTCCTTGTCGTGGAGACGACCTGTGCCGTAACACTTACGGCACAAGGCCACTTTCGGTTTCTTCTCCACTTCCAGTATCATACGGCATCCTCTTTCTTGGGTTCAACGTAGAATGTCTCGTCCTGCACCACTTGGATACCGCATTTGTTCATCTGAGGAACAATATTCTCCACGTCGCGGTCTGCAAGGAGTTTGTCCTTGGCTATCTCCTCGGTCTGTCGCAGATAGCCAGGCAGGAACTCCTTGACCAGCTGCAGGGCGCTTGCCCATGTGAAGCCTTTCAGGGTCTTCAGCTTAGGTGTGCCAGTACGGAAGCCGATAACGCCATGCGTCATCTCAAGGCTCTTTTTCTTGGTGAACAACTCTGCCTGGTTCTCGGTAGCATAAGCCTGGAGCGTGTCGAAGGCTTTCTCCTTCTCACCTTCCAGTTCTGCCAGCTTGTTGGCATACTTCTCGCGGATCTTGGCACACTGTAATTCAATATCTGCCGTGATTTTCGCACTCTGTGCGTCTGCCTTTGCATAGGCTCCGAACGCGTCTTCGGCTGATTCTCTTGTCACACCGGTAATGATTACTTTCTTTTCTCTTTTTGCCATTGTCGTAAACTTTTTGTTGATTATTATTTTGATTGTTTATCACTCGTCGTCTTCAGGTTCTGACCAGTCTCCTTCTTCCAGTTCCTTGTCTATCTCGTATTCAATACACTCAAGAAATTCGATGTACTGGTCACCTTGGAGTTCTCTGTATGCGATGCCGTGAATGAATTCCATCACACGCTTCACTTTCTCATTCATGCCTCACCTCCATTTCCAATTGGTACCATCATGTATTCCACTTGTGGCTGTGCTGGAGGTGTCGGTTCCTTCTTGGGTTTCAGACCTCCCTTGCGCTGGATGGAGCGGAGCTTCACCGACAGCTGCTCCAATTCCTCATTACTTAGTTGAGAGAACACCTTGCCGGCAATACGCTGATCCTGGCAAAATGCGTTGATGCGTGTCCAGTCTGTTGTATCGATGCCGAGCTTCTGCATCAACCTCAAGCACTGGCTTCGATGCTTGCGCTGTACGTCCTTGGCGGTGCGTATCAATTTGGCTGTAACACCTTCGAGCTTGTCGCACATCAAGTCGTACTCCTTACGGGTCATTTCCCTAAGCGAAGTGGTACGTCCATTGGTGAATTGACTCACCACTCCTTCCTTGAACTCATCGCCCAGTTCCTTGGTGGCAAACTTGTAGCTCTTTTTGAGTATGCCATAGAAGCGTGCGAAATTGGTTACTTCCTGTGCCATATCTATTTCAATTTTGACAACCTTATTCTTTCACTTAACACCTTCAAATTACATTCAGGACAACACTCACCCTCATCTTTCAATGGATGAGGATTGTTTCCATAGCCGATTTGGGTCTTACCGCAAAGGCAGCAGGTGTATTCACGAACATTGTTCTCATGACCTTCAAACATCACTTTAATGCCACACGAACTGGCAACATCCAGTTCCAGTTTTGCTCCCTTGCTCAATTCCCAGCCTTGCAGCATATAGATGCAATCACACTTCAAAAGCAGGGCAATGTCCACTCTCATGTGCTCCATCCAGTGAGCATCTTGCGAAACGCCATTTTCAAATGGGTTCACAGGCTCGTAACCTTTTATGGAGAGATAGCGTGCCGCATGGTCAAAGGTTGCCATACGCTCTTTAAGGTCGTAGTGGGCTATCGCTCCGCTGATATAAACTTTCTTCTTCATCTCAGTTATGTTTAGTTGTTAGACTTGTCATTATAAACCTCCACGGCTTTCTCCGCCCAGATGGTGTAGTATTCACTTACGTTGCCTGAATAGCGTCCTTGACAGTATGCACGGAAGCCTTGCGTTCTCACCTTCACACCGGCTGCGTATTTCAGTCTGATGGCAGGTTTGCCGATTGGCTTGCCTTTGTCCTCTTGACTGACGAAGATGAATGTCTTGCGCTTGAAACGTTCTATCAGAGCCTTGGTCAGTGAATACTCCCACCCTGCTTCGTAGGCGTACTGATAACTGTCCACAATGATGAACTTGGCGCTCTTGGGCTTTGCCAGACGTTCTTCCAATGCCTTGATGTCACCATCGGTAATGATGCGGAACGAGCCTTGAACGTCACTCATCTTGAATTGGGCAAGCCGTCGTTGCATCGACAGACCAACGCCCTCTTCCAAGGACACATACAACACGCTGCCTATACCGCAGAGCATCTTGGCAAACTGCATAACGAAGGAACTCTTGCCACTGGCACTGGGGCCACTGATGAACCATGTGTCGCCCTCTTCAGGCTGACCGAACACGTCTTTCCATTGTCCTTCAAATGGTAGTGCCTTGCACTTGATATTCGCCACATCCTTGGGGCTATATGCTCGCTTTGCCATATCACTTCTCTGTTTCGATAAGTTCTGATACAACAGCGTCCGCTATCTTGACTGCATATTTGGCAATGAGTTCGGCTGTCATTTCTTCACGATCATGGTGAAGGACTGGAGCCACAAACAATGCAGCCTTGGCCAATTCATAGCGACGTTGCTCCCAGTCCACCTCGTTATTTCGTTGTCGGCGGTTTATTTGTATAACCGCGTCCATATATTGCATTTCCATCTTTGTCATCATGCCTGCACTCTTTTTAGTTTTTCTATTTCCGTGTAAACTCGTCTCAGTCCACCACCCGACTTGCGCACCAGGGTAGCAATATCCGCACCTTCAGGGGCGTTCACCTTTGCCACCACGCTCGCCTGGTCTTTCAGGAACTTCTCACGCTCCTTGCAGTCATCGGGCGTTACCTTCGAGTAGCGGTCACCGTATCGGCTGAGCATCTCGGTATAGCCCACTTTCTTGCACTCAATGGAGCGATTGATTTTGGCTTTCAGTCCGTCCGCACCCATCATATACCAGGCGCAGCATCTTTCTGTAGCGTTCCACAAGGCTTTGAGTTCCAGGAATGCCTCATACTGCAAGTCGCCAGCCTCGTCCAAAATGATGAGTGGTGTGTCGATTGAGCGCAAGTAATAGACCAAATCCTCGTACACGTCGCTGTATCTTCCGTTGCTGCCCACACCGAACTCAGTGGCTATCTTGCGCACCAGCTTCAGTTTGGTCTTCACTTGTGAGCAATCCACATAGATGGCATTGCGGTGGCACTGCACATAATAGCGTGCCGTGAATGTCTTGCCGATGTTGGGTATATCACAAAGTATCGCACTCAGTCCGCTCTGTTGGCTGAACTCCAGCT